GTGAATTTCTCGTCCATCCGCCAGGGAACGCTGGACGAGCGCGAGCACTGGAAAGAGCTTCAGCAGTGGCTGATTGAAAACTGCTGCAAGCCAATCCGCGCCGCATACTTGAAGTACCGGCTGCTGTCTGGCGGAATCTTGATGAAGAACGGCAAGCCCGTTCCCGCGACGAAGCTTGCCGAGTGCATGAAGGCCGAGTGGCAGGCGCGCCGCTGGGACTGGATCGACCCGCGCGCCGACACGGATGCGAATATCGCGAACATTCGAGCCGGCCTCGCCGCCCCGAGCACGATCATTCGCGAGTCCGGCCGCGACCCGGAAGCCGTATTCCGTCAGTTCGCGCAGGACCTGGAGGCGATGAAGTCGGCCGGCATCCCGGACGAAATCACGCACCTGTTCCTGTTCGGCGAAGCACCGCCGCCATCCATCGACGCACAACAAGCCGCAGGCTGACGCCATGAAGACCGCACAAGAAAAGATCGTTCAACGCCTGCAGGAAATTCGCGCGAAGGGCGTGCTGCGGCGTGAATTCACCGTCGGCGCTGTCGACCGTGAAGCGCGCACGGTGGAAGTGTCGTTCAGCAGCGAAACCGACAAGGTGGAACGCTGGTTCGGCATCGAAATTTTGTCGCACGATCCCGGGGCGGTCGACCTGTCGCGCCTGAACAGCGGCGCACCCGTTCTGTGGATGCACGACTGGTCTGACCAGCGCGGCGTTGTCGAGCCTGGCACCGCGCGCATCGACGGCGACCGCAAGGGCCGCGCGCTGCTGCGCTTCAGCAAGAACGAGGAAGGCGAAAAACTTCTCACCGACATCGAAGACAAGATCGTCACGAAGGTGTCTGTGGGCTACCTGCCGGCCGCGATGAAGCTGGTGGAAGAACGCGACGGTGTGGACGTGTTCCTGATTACCGAGTGGCAGCCCTACGAAATCAGCATGGTCAGCGTTCCAGCTGACGATGATGTGGGCGTCGGTCGAAGCGCCGAAACCCCGCAAGAGGAACGCGCACAGGAAGAGACCAACAATCCCGCCAGCATCAACGAAAACCCATCCGCAAGGACCCAACCGACCATGTTCGAAAAAATCACCCGCGACGCCACCGGCAACCTGGTGCGCGCCAAAGTGGACGCCGAGGGCAAGATTCTCGAAGTCCTGGAAATCATCGAGCGCGCCGGTGCCGACGCCACCGCCGCGCACACGCGCGGTGCCGATGGCGAGCGCGCCCGCGTGAAGGCCATCAGCGAGCTGGGCAAGACCTACGGCCAGTCCGAGAAGGCCATGCAGTTCATCGCCGAAGGCAAGTCCCCCGAGGACTTCCAGCGCGAGCTGCTGCACGACTTCAGCGTTCAGCGCAGCGCCAAGCCGCTGGCCGAGCAGGAAGCGGAAGCCGGCATCGGCATGACGCAGAAGCAGGTTCGCGACTATAGCATCTTCCGCATCGCGCGCGCCATGCATCCGGAGGCGACCAAGGCCGACCGCGACGCCGCCGCCTTCGAAATGGAATGCAGCACGGTCGCCGCGCGCGCCTACGGCAAGACCCCGAAGGGCATCATCATCCCCGGCGACGTGCTGATGGACCGGGCGTTCGGCACCGGCACCAACGGCACGTCCGGCAATGGCTCGGCGGCCATCGCGACCAACCTGCTCGCCGGCTCGTTCATCGACATCCTGCGCAAGCGCGCCTGGGTGATGAAGCGCGCGCGCACCCTCGCCGGCCTGGTCGGCAACGTCGACATCCCCCGCCAGAACGCGACCACGCAAGCCTACTGGGTGGGCGAAGGCGGCGCACCGACGGCCGGCACGCCGGGCCTCGACCAGATCACGTTCACCCCGAAGACCGTCGGCGCGTACACCGACATCACCCGTCGCCTGATGATGCAGGCCACGCCGGACGCCGAAGCCATCGTGCGCGACGACATCCTGAAGGTGATGGCGCTGGAAATCGACCGCGTGGCGATCTACGGCACGGGCACCGAGTACCAGCCGAAGGGCCTGAAGAACACCACCGGCATCCATGCCGTGGCCCTGGGCACGGCCGGCGCGCCGACGTATGCCGAATACGTGCAGATGGAAACCGCCATCGCGCTGGACAACGCCGACGTGGACAACATGTCGTATGCGTTCAACGCCGCCATCCGTGGCAAGGCGAAGACCACGCTGCAGTTCCCCGGCGTCAATGGCTCGCAGCGCATCTGGGAACCTGGCAACACCATCAACGGCTACGCCACCGACGTATCGAACCAGATCGTCAGCGGTGACGTGCTGTTCGGCAACTGGGCTGACCTGGTGATCGCGATGTGGGGCGGCCTGGAACTGCGCGTCGACCCCTACGCGCTGTCGACCAGCGGCGGCCTGCGCCTGATCGCGCTGCAGGACCTCGACGTGAACCTGCGCCGCGTCGAGTCCTTCACCTACGCCGCGTAGCGCCGCCAGCGGGCGCTGACCTCAAATCAGCGCTCGCTGCCATCCGAATTTCAGAAGGTCAACCATGAGCCAGTTTCAAATCAAGATCACGTCCGCCGTCGTGGTGGATGGCGTCATCAAGACTGCCGGCACCGTCCTGCTGATGGACGAGAACGACGCGAAGGACCTGCTGCGCCGCGAGAAGGCCGTGTTGGACTACAGCGAACTGCAGGCCGCTTCGACCGACGAAGCCCCGGCCGAAGTCGCCGCAGTGCCTGCACCGGCCTCGGCCGCCGCCGACACCACGCCGGCCGCCGACGCCGCGAAGTAACACCTCACCAGCACCAGGCAAACACCACCATGTCCAAAGCCGCCCCCATCGCCCTCCTCGCTGCGCAGGCCCCCACGGCCAGCGTGACCGGCCCCTGGGTCGAAATCTCGAACTACACCGGCAACGGCCACCTTCTGCTGAACGCCGCGACGCCGGCATCCGGCCAGACGCTTGACGTGAAGCTGCAGCACAGCCGCGATGCCGGCGTGAGCGATGCCGCTGCTGACGCCGGCATGGCGTTCACGCAGGTCGGCAACGCCACGGCGAACGGCTTCCAGTCGCTCGCGATCAACGTCGACGGCCTGAAGGCCTACGTTCGCACCGTGTCGACCATCGCGGGCGGTTCGACGGCGCTGCCGCACTCCGTCGAGCTGTACGGCAAGGTCGCGCGCTGACGCTATGCCCGCACCGGCCTGGGAGGACCTGGACGAGTTCCTGGACCTGGATGACTTCGCCGTACCGGCCGTCATCCATCTCCAGGGAGGCGGCACGGTTTCCCTGTCGGTGATATACGACAGCCCGTACATCGAAGCCGAGCTGCGGGACGCGTACACGAAGGACGACGCCATGCCGCGTGTGATGTGCAAGGCGAGCCTGGTCCACGCCGTGAGGCGCGGTGACACCATCACGGTGACGTTCCCCGGGGGCGCGCGCACGTTCGACATCAAGACCGCGCCGCAGAGCACCGGAACCGGCCTGGCTGAAATCGCGATGTCCTGGCCGTGAGCGATGGTCTTCATTTCGACATCGACAGCACGCAGCTGGCGGCGCTGACGGCAGAGCTTGGCGCTACGGAACGCCAAGTGAAATTCGCATTCAATGCTGCACTACGCAGGACCGCGACGACGCTTCGCACGTTGTCCGCGCGCGGCCTGGCGAACGA